CTTGAGTTTCTTGAGTTTCCTCAGTCTCCTCAATGACCTCTTCGGGTGTCTCTTCCGTTGGCTCTTCGGCAACTGGTTCGGACTCTGTCTCAGCAGTTTGCTGAGCCTTCATCTGCCCCAATCGGCGATTTGCAAAATCCGTTACGGATATATTAGTATTGTCCACTGGTATTTGGTCTGCCCCAGAGTCAGCAGTCGTGATTTCATCTGTCATAAGTTCCACTCATTTACGCCGAGAGATTGCGATACGTTAATATAACATAGGTGAACAGTTATTGCTCAACCTAGAAATGTTCACGGTGCCGGACACTGAGTTCCTGCCAGCTAGATAACTGCAATAGCTGATCGTAAGTGATAATCCGTCCTGATATTTGCTGAATATTTTCGCTACTAGCTTCGTGCAGTTCCTCGATAGCCTCTTCTCTGAGGTCATGAACCATCTTCATAAATCTAGCAAAAGCCTCGTAGTTATGAAGTGTCTTTATGTCGTCTTGGATATTCATATTATTTTGCTGCGGAACGCATTACGTCCACCATTCTAGGACCTCTGGACTTTACCTGCTTGTACCAGTTACTGTCAACCATTTCATCAGCCGCCATATTGTAGTCATTATTCATAAGACCCTTCTTCATGTCCACGAATTTATTTAGCTTCGTTAGACCAAGATTGAACGCCATATCAACTAGCGTCATCTTGACGGCTTCTGGCCTCTTGGCAAAGTTAGGATCATAGGACTGAGCGTCCTTAAACGCCTGAGTGAGGCTGTGGTTGTAAAGGGTTTTTGTTTCTCTGTCTGTTAGCTCCCGACCAGCAAATAACTCATTGATGTCAATGCCCTCCCGTTTGAGGAACTTGCGGTTTCCAGCATCTTCAAGATTGAAGCCAATCCCGATAGTGCGGTTACCCTTACTGTCCTTGTAGACCTTGGGTTTGTTCCCCTCGTTAAGAGAGAGCATATTGAAGTAATTCTGTGAACGCTGCTCGCGGACTCGCTGTTGGGCGAGTTGTGAGGGTGTTTTGTTGTCAGCCATTGTGTAAGTATTTGTTAATAAAACAATACTACATATTCTGGGTATTAACATTACCCATCTGTGCAGGGGCTGTGCCGACTCGACCAATCTGAGCGTTCTGCGCTTGCTGCATCTGGAAGGTGTATTGACCCTGGTATTTCTCCATGCGTCCTCGGAATGCTTCGTCCTGCTGCAAGCGTTGCTGGATGTCAGGCTGCTGCGCGTATTGCTGAATGACTTGCATAGCAATCTGCGCGCCTGTAGGACGGGCTGGCATTTCAATACCTGCAAAAATCTTTGTAAGATCATCGGTAACATTCTTAACCATCTCTTGTTGAGCATCTTGTGCAGGTTGCAGAACCGCGTCAGCCATGACGGGATCAATACTAGCGGCTGCAATATCCAGTAATCCATCGATATTCATTCGGTTATTTACATTGAGTTGATTCAATGCAACGAACCCTTGTAGTTTCTTTTCTACTGTATCTGGGTCATTGTCAAGCACATCGAAGTTAATCATGATGTCAAAGTTCTCGTTCGGATTACCCTTGTTCATTACTTGAGGGTCAGGAATACCAGTCACCTGGAAGAAGACCTCGTCGGGTCCGAATCTCTGGAAGCACTTATACGCCATGCGAATCACCTCGGATACGTGGCTTAGGTACTTATCAACCATGAACTGCTGTCTGGATTGAGACATAGGATCATTCGGATCCAGTCCAATCATTCTGTCGGCTTGATTGATTAGCGTCTGTTCCATCTCAAGCGAACCTTGGTTGTACGCAGGAGTCGGAGCGAAGTCCAGGTCACCCTTGCGTCGGTATGGAATCATCCGACCTGGTCCCCAGTCATTGGGTGCTTGACCTACTGGGTGCAAGATGGGAGGCAGGGTAGCTAGGCTGTTGCGGTCAATCCGTGAATCACGCTCTACCTTTACTTGGTTCTGAATACCACGAAGAATACTGGGAACGGTGGATACATCATAGAGACGCTTAGTGTCCTCGGACAAGCGTGTCACTACTACTGGATAGTCTTCGTACCCGTTAAGTAGTTCGAACTTTGCATATCCGGGAGTCCCAGTGCCATCATCTCCATCAAAGTTCTTATGAAATACTGTGCAGTAAATTCCTTCGGAGCCATCCTCTTCGTTGATTAGTCTCTGGTATCCATAAATTATTTCAATAAGTTCATCAGCTTCGTATGCAGTGTCCGTTAGGCTCATGCTGCGACGGCCCTCTTCGTATCGCTCAAGGCTGTCGATGTTCACACCTCGGTATCTTTCGATCATTGTATCCACGAAGTCCTGGTCCCAGCCATCAGTTGTTACCTTGAGTTCTAATTCTTGTGGAGTGTAATACGTTTTCCAGAAGCAGTACGGTGCGCGTTGCGGGTCAGTAACATAGGGAGGGAAGACAAAGTCACCGTCAGGTGCTAGGGTCTTGACTTCGGGGCAATTAATTTGACGACGCACTACGGGCAGTTTCGCCATTCCTTGTTTGCGTAGATCTTTGAGTGCGGTCTTTGCTCGTTTTTCTGTAACGCCGTCAAAAACTTGCTGAAGGAGCAGGATTAACTCTTCATCGTTTTCACCTTGCTCTACAGCTTGAAAGATTTCTGGAGATATTTGTGCAATCTGTTGAAGGTCAATCTCTTGTTCAAAGGATCGATCCTCCATGTGCCATCCAACGTAGGTGACTAGAAGTCCACGCTCTAGCAGGTAGTTAGCACCTAGCTCCATCTCCCGATAAAAGCGAGGGATGTATCCGGAACGGATCATCCACTTGAGGAAACCTGATACTAACTTGCTGCGAGCAATGTCTCCACTCTCCACGGGGAACGCTCTGACGTTAGCCCTCTTAAGTGCAGAAATAAATAGGGATGCAAGTTTCGTAATGCGTTCATCAATGAGGTGACATTCACTATCGCTAGCACCTTCCCAAGGGAATGCGTCCGCGCCATGCTTGCGGTGATCGCGGCTCTTGCCTGGCCACCAGTTACGTCGGTCGTCGTAGCTCGTACGACACAAATCAAAATATGCTTCAAGCTCCGTTATAGTTTGCTCGTAAGCAAATCGGAGTGTTTTAATGTCCGGCTCATTGCCCACATAGGTAAGAGCGTTTGAAATATTATCGTTCTGCATTTAGTCTATCTTTAATTAGTTGAATCATGCTAGCAAGATGAGTCCTAGAACTGCCTATCTTATCACATAACTCTATGTTTGTCATGGGGACTTTGGATTCATGCTTCACGTATCGCTTGAAAGTTTCCCACATTATGAGGCGATCCCTGTTCTGCTGGTTCCATTTGTAATCCAGAGTCAGGTTCTCGTCCTCTACTTGTCCGGTTAGAGGATTTCTATCATAAAATATCTTTGTTCTATCAACCTTTGACATAGCGATAGCTGACCCCTGTCTCGGATTCTATTGCCTCAAAACAGATCATCTTGCCTAAGAATCTATCCTTCAATCTGTTAGGCATCAGAACGGGAACCTTCTTACCTATCTCTACGAAGTGAACCATGTTGAATCTAGGATTCGGACAAATTGATAAGACCTTGCCCCTGAAGTGTTTAGGTATTATTTCGTTGATGAACATACCATCGCACAGGATGTCCTGTCCCTCTGGGCTGATCCAGGTGTTCTTGCCTTTGCCGCTTATGTATTCCTGCGGTAGTTTTTCTTTAGCTATTTTAAGAGCTTCATCGAAGTCAGTATCATGATATTCGGCAAACTCAGTTAGTTTTACTTTCATTAGTATCCTCCTTGTTGTTTTCTGGTGATCCCCATATCGGAGGATGCAAAATAATCAGGACCCATACCGCCATTTGACATTCGCAAATAACGGATGAGGTCAAAAAAGTCCTTGAGTGCTTCGTCAGATTTGCCGGCTGCATTGTAATTAATCATGCTCTCAATAAGATTCCCGCAGTCCTCATGCACGTAGCACCTCGGTCTGTTGGCGGGATCAAGGTCGTAGTTCGGATTATAGAAGAACCAATCGTCCAGGCTGGTGTTACCTATGCCCTCCTGCTGTCCGTCCGACGGCGTAAAATTCATTCCGTAGTCATAGAAGGCCGTGAATAGATCCACGTTGTTCTCGTTTTCCTTGGCAAAGAACCTGGAGTCACCGATACGTTCCATGACCTCGATACCTAGTTCCTCTTCTATTTCCTGAAAGAGTTCGCAGTACCTCTCTACGTCGTAGCCTATCTTGTCCGCAGCTGGACCCTTGCGCCACTTCGGGTCACCGAACAAGGCCCATTCGCCGTAGGTATCTCTGTCCGGCCACTCCCTGCGTATAAATATCTCCTCGTCCTGTGAGACTCCTGCCCATATCGCTACGTAGTTCCGGGCAAAGGCGGGGTCAACTACTTGATACCATGTGAGGGAGTCCTTGTCAGGGAAGGACATACCATATTTGTTTGGCGTATTGCTAAGGACGTTGACCTCTGGGCTGAAGTTCGGCAGCAGTGAAGTCATTGACTTCGTAGGCAGTCCGTAGGCACGGACCATGATCGTATCACGGCTAGCGTTCTTTAGGTCCTTGGCTATGCGGTCATAACCGCCAAAGGGGTTCTCGTCGGAGTGCAGGTAAACAACACCAGCATCTCGCTCAGGGCTGTATTGAATTACTGGAACCTGTTCGCCATCCAGCAAGGACGCGGACTTAGTTTCCAGCGTCTCGGCTCCCTTGAGGTACTCCGCAACAAAGGGCGTGTACCCATCAATCGGCGTAAACCCCAGCAGCATCTTACTATCTCTGGTCGCAAGACGGAAGCGTAGGGTGTTTACCAAAGCAGCATCCCCCAAGTATTCGTCCAGCCAGGCTCCTATATTTGTTCCTGTAGGGTTACGGAAACCGAACTCAAAACCTTCTAGGATCGTTTGGTTATTACTGAACTGCGTATATGTCTTGAAGTCCACCCTAGTTCTGGTGTCAGGGAAGATAAAAGAACTGCCCGTGAATCCGTTCTGCATACTGTAGTTCACGTAACCATCGATACTCTTGGTTTTCCTGCGGAACTCTCTAGGCATCATCTCCCAAATAGCAGCCTGCTGCACCTTAATGGATGTGTCCGCATTCTGACTAAAGCATACAACGTGGCCGTCCATGTTTTCGGTCACGGCTTCCATAACCATCTTAGCGCATCCCGTTGTCTTGCCGCTTCGGTTTCCGCCAAAGGTAATGACCTCGTCGTAGTCCTTCAAAGCATCTCGCATCCGGCTCCAACCTGTTAGCTCAAATCCGTGACGCAGTGGATCCTCCCTTGCTGACTGAATCCTACCTTCATGAGCCTCGTGTAGCTGAACCAATAGCTTGGGATCTGCTTCACCGAGGATAACTATCTCTTCATCCGTAGGAGCCTCTAGGACTGGGTGATTTGTGAACTCAATGGTCATTCGTCTTCCTCTAGATCCTCTGGGTCATTCTCGAACTCCCACTCAAAGTTTATGTCACCGTCAGTAATCTCTTTCTGCATTTCATGCACTAGCATCCTCCCTGCTGGCAGGTGATTGTAATCATAAAATAGTTCACCCTGCTCGTTCATGACTATGAAGCAGTAGTTCTCAAAATGCTCTCCTAGTATTCCCCGAACCTGATCATAGATCGGATCGTAGCTAGAATCCATGATTGACTTAGGCATCCTGCACCTCTGCCTCTATAGTTTTGGCTTCTTGTATCCTAGCCCTCGCTGCCTTGATGGTAGCCTCGTAGTCATCCTGTGTAAAGACCTTCCGGTCTTCCGTAATCTGTGTCGCTTCACCTCTAGCCGTCAAAGCCTCCCTACCTGCATTCGCCTTAGCTATGGATAGCTCCTTTAGGTCACGGAATGATACCTCGAAGTCCGGATCACCCTCTAACCTACCACGGACTTTCTCAATGAGGTCCTCTTCCAGTGAGGACAAATTCAAGTAGTTCCTGGCCGCTAGTCGGCCAGTTACCTCTCGGAACTTCCCTATGTGGTCCGCATAATCAGTTAGAACTGAGATCACAGTATCTCGATTGAACTTATACTTCTTCACCATCTTGGTCTGGGTCTCGCCCATGGCGTAGTGATAAAGTATCTCAGCCACCTTCCCTGGGTTAGCACGGCTTAGGCTATTGACCTTCATAGCCTCCTTCTCCTTGCTAACTTCCTGAATACTCTCAGATATGCTGGCCATTAGGTCCAGTCGCATCTCTTCAGGACTAGGATTGATTGCACTCATTATGTCCTTGATGACAAGCACTTACACATATGTCAAGGATTACTTCCATCTGGATCAAAAATAATTGCATTTTTTGCTTGACACGTATTTTTCGGCTACATAGAATCCGGATTCTCCGCTAGAACAAAGGATGATTAGAGCAGTAACCCTACTGAGTAGCACAAGGGGAGTCCGCGGATAGTAAGCCCCATGAGGCTTGTATTTTTTAGAGGGGCGTCTGATGATATATACGATTCTAGTCGCGCTCGATGCTGACCCCCTCCTCCCCCGTTGCAGTTTTACCGGGCTTGCTGATCTTGTTTTACGTTGGCTATCAATGATTTATGAAACTCGAGTTACCAGGGTGAAG